GCTAAGAGTGGAATATTGAAGCAGGTAGCAGCCAACAAAGAAAGCCTTGATAAGGCATTGAAGTTGGCAACAGAGAGTGCACAAGCAGCTGGAACAGCAGTTTCGTTACAGGAAAAATTATACGGTAAGAAAACAATCGTTTCAAAGGATAGTGGTGCGACAGTTAGAACACACAAGATTGTGTTAGGAAAATGGGGACAAAATACGTATAAGCATCTGTTAGTGCCAGTTAAAGGTTATGAAAAGGTGCATTTGGTTGCAAACCCAACAGAAGGCTTTGAATATACATTCCTTGTTGACGACGAAAACTTACAACAGACAAAAACAGCTCCGACATTTGCAAAGAACTATAAAAGTGAGGTAAAAGCGAAAGCAGGTGAGGATATTTTTGTTGATGTTCCAGTTGATGCAGATTACCTGTATGTGTTATTCTATTATGAATTTTACACACCGAAAAACAAAATGGAGCCGTCATTGATTGAACTTATCAAGGAGGGCGATTTTGAGGGACTAAAAAAGGGAAACTCAACAAGCTACAATGACGGAAAATCTGTTGTAACTCTCGGAAGTTCATTGTCACAATGCGGACAGGAGTTTAAGACACTCTCTTGGGTCGAGCGTGTCAATGACCTTGTTGATATTAACATAGTTAACTCTGCAAGGAGTGGTGGAAATCTTGAAACTAATATCGACTGTGTATCTAATGGTGACCTGATTTACTATGATAGTGTAAAGACAAAGATAGTTGTTTCGAGGAAATGTTATTGGTCTTTCAAGCCGTCATATTTCCTCTGGGGCAATGCAGCAAACGGAACACCAGCAGGCGGTCTTAATCTATATAATCAATTGAAGAAAGCGTATGCTGTGACAAGGCAGCACGGCGCACAGATGATACTCGGAGGTGAAGATGCCTCACTAATAGGTCAGTACGAAAACAATAACCATTTGCCACTGTTGGGTGGCGCAAAAGCTTATGATGCTTGTATTAAGTCTTTTGCGAAAGACTTTAATGTACTTGTTTCTCCTATTAGTGTCGTTCATGACAAGTTAACACATAGTGCAAGTTATGGTGATTTGGTGTATAAGGGAACTGTTGAGAAGTTTATGGGTGTTCATGGCGGTTACAGATGTTCTTCGCCTTTCCTTATGCACGCAGACCTGTTGGGCAGATTACCACTATCAAAGAGTATCAAGGCTTACAAGGTGCGTGAAACGTACAAGAACGGAAGTCCGTCTGTTACAGACTTGGTATACCAAGGTAACGAGGAGCGTTTGAAGTTCTTTAGAGGTCTTATGCCCGGAACGAATGGAATAACGCCTGTTCAGAAGATTGATAATATGGATAATGGAAGTCACTCGGTGCCAGAAACAGCTATCGCAATGACAGATAGAGTGTATGACAGCGAAACTTATCATTTCCTTAATGGTGATGAAGTTACATTCTACAAGTGGGCTTTGTTTGAAGCTATCCTCGAGCAAGTGTTGATTGATAAGTTTACTTTCAGCGTAATTTCGTCAAAACGTCCGACAGGTGTTTATTACGCTGTCATTAATGAGGGTGTAACAGAATGGAAGTCAGCTAACTTTGACTATTCTGATGGTGTTGTGTCATTCACTGCTAACGATGAAGATAGCGTTATTGATGTTTCGACACAAGATTTCCGTAAGAAGCACATCTTGCAAGATTACGACAAGGTTCGTATCCTTGTAAACTATGCAGACGAGGAAAGTTGGACGATGGCAAAACCTGTTGTAAGTGGGTATAATGGTGCCGCGAAGTCTGTTCAAGGTGTAGAGAATAAGTTGCGTAAGTTTGGCACAGAACTTATGGATAAGACAAGCGTTGAAAGCGGTTGGACGTTCGGAGGTGGCGCAAGTGTAAAGGCTTTCCCTGCTTCAATGGCGAATTATACACGTTACAACGATGTGAAGAAGCACATACAGCTTGAAGTTGACGGTGATAGTTGTAGTAAAACTATCACTATCGAAAAAGGAGTCTCAAGGGTTGCCGTGCGTGTTGTCACTCAAATGTTTCCTAAGTATGCGACAAAACGCTTCGTTGGTACGGAAGATGAAAACTCAGAATATGTAGACGCAACACAAGCAACAGTTCGCCCTGCGGACTATAATTGCGGAAAGTTGATTGTAACATTGAATAAGTCTGCTGTTCAACACGCTATAATCGACAATGGTTGGTCTGAAAGCTACTTTGAGTTTGATGTTGACAGTTCTGAGTCAGAGATTAGCATTAAGATTGAGCGTGATACGTTAGTCGACGACAGCTATATCAACCATTTACGACCTCTAATGATTCACGATGTGAGTGTGCAGAAGATTAGGTAATTTAAAACGATATATGATGGCATGGTTTACTTAATTATTTTATCGGTAGTACTTTCAGTTGCAATGGCAATAGTAGCAGCTAAGAAAGCAAAGGAGTTACCAGATAGCGTGAGTAGTTTCAGCTATTATGTAGGTGATGCTCGCTTTTCGTTGTGGGCAACAATGACGGCAGCTATCTTGTTATTTTCTTCTCTTCATGCTTTACCTCCTAAGCATGCTTATATTGCAGGAATGATGAGTGTAGGTTTATTGATGGTAGCCGCTTCGCCTTGTTATAGGACAGAGAACAAAGTGCTACATTATGTAGGAGGTTATCTCTTTGGATTAACAAGTCAGATTGTAGTAGCTTTGCTTATACCATGGTTACTCATGTTGTGGGTGTTGTTCCCACTTGTGTTCACTCGTAAGAGTTGGAAAGAAAACGCCACATTTATTGCAGAAGGGATATGTTACATCACTTTAGTAGGCAGCCTCATCCTATCTTTACTATCGTAATTACAAACATAAACCCTTCAATCGTTTTTCCTATATTATTTTTGTGGAAATTTATTGTAAAAACAAGATGAAGAAAGTAATTAAATGGCTTAAAGAAAGTAATAGGTACAAACATCTAATAGGTGGTGTACTCATCGGTGCTGGTGCTAATGGCTTGTATTGCGCAGCATACGCAGGTATAGGAGTTGCAACGGCACTTGAACTTAAAGATAGAATGTGGGGCGGAAAGGCAGACATCATCGATTGGGGACTGACAGTCGGTGGTGTAGCTATAGGCTTCGGAGTAAGAACGTTGGTAAAACTTCTATAATATGGCAATGGATAAAGGCATAAGAAACGCTATGATAGGTGTTATTGGCTCAATCATTGTAGCTGTTGCAGGCTCATGGGTACAGCTCAATCAACGCATATCAATACTCGAGGTACAGGTTATGAACGACCACCAGTTATTCGTAGGCTCTCAAGAGGATATGAAAGAAATAAAGTCAATGCTTGGTGAGATAAACATTAAGGTATCGCATCTTAATGACATCAAGGCAGACCGACCTAATATGGATAGTCATATAACACAGAAAGGAGGCGAATAATGAAAGCATCATTTAAAAGTATTATAAGCAGGTGGAGAGCGACAACACCGAAGTTCTTTAAGAATATTGTCGTATTGGGTTCAGGTGTCAGTATTGTTGCTGTTGCTATTCACACCGCTATGACAGCTGCAGCGGCAACACCTCCAGAATGGTGGATAAAGATTTATCCATATCTTGTAGGGGCAGCAGCAGGTATGGCAGCTGTGGCAAAATTAACAAGGGAGAAGTAAGATGAGAAATATAAAATACATTGCGGTTCACTGCACCGCAAGCCATCAGTCTATGACGATTGAAGGCTTAAAGCAAGAGTTCAAGCGTAAAGGCTGGGTTAATCCAGGCTACCATTATGTGGTATCTCCAGACGGCAAGATTACACAGATGCTTGACGAGGAGAAAATAAGTAACGGAGTGAGATGCTATAATTCTGTTAGTATCAATGTCGCTTATATTGGTGGCATAGATACTACTGGTAAACCCATTGACAACCGTACAGACGCACAGAAAGCAAGTCTACGCTCGCTGTTGAAGATGCTACACAAGAAGTACCCTACAGCGGTTATTCAGGGTCATAGGGATTTCTCTCCAGACTTGAATAAAGATGGAAAGATAACATCTAACGAATGGATGAAAGCTTGTCCGTGTTTTAATGCCAAAGAGGAGTATTCAAATTTGTAGATATGAAGAATAGGAATATTTTTACAATAATACTTATGATTAGCGCAATAGTTATTCTTTGCTATGCGCTAATCTATAAGCCTACAAAATCTCCTACATCTACTTACGATGTGGTAAGGGACACGGTTATCTATAACGACACAATACCTTATTATAGACCTATTCCCAAGGATAGTTTTATCGTAAGGTACAGAACGGATATCTTGCCTGTTGTGAGCAAAGTTTCTAAAGGATATGATAACAACGATAGTCTTTTGTCTCAATCTGTAGAACAAGTAGGAGGTGACAGTGCAGCGGTTGTTATTCCTATTACACAAAAGGTGTACGAAGATAGTACCTATAAAGCGTGGGTAAGTGGATATGAGCCTCAACTTGACAGTATATTTGTTTATCAGAAGACGCAAGTTATCAATAACTATATACGAGAAAAACCCAAACGTTGGGGTATAGGCTTGCAAATTGGCTATGGGTGTACTGGTAAAGAGCTGCATCCTTATATAGGAATAGGAGTTAATTATAACATATTCAGATGGTAGTATGAAGACGGTTGTTTTTAAAGTTGGCAAAAACGAAGTTTATCAAGAAGTTGCAAAGACCACCTCATACACAGGTGCAAAGATGGATAATGACGAAGATGCGTACGATCGTATCTTTACAACTGATGAGGACAGGACGATGCTCGAACGCTTCTGGAATGAGAGTAAGAATATGATTGCTGGTAGTCTAAAAAAGCTACTAAGTTCTGAGCGTGAAGAGAATGATGAATACATATTAGAACTTGAGGTTTCCAATTCCTTTGATGACAACCTTAAGGAAAGTATGCAGCGTAGTTTGTTCAGCTTCTTTGTTATGAATATAACAAGTAAATGGTATATATTCACAAATAAGAATGAAGCAGAAGGATATGCAACATCAGCGGCTACAGATATGGAAGATGTTATGCGTAAAGCCTATTACAAAAAGAAACCAGTACGTCCAACATACGATTAATAACATTAACAATAAACTATATGGCAGAAAACAAGAAAGACCTAACGGTCACCGAAGAAGTTAGAGAGCTTATATACGATGTTCAAAACAAAGCTTATCTGACAGGACAAGCAAGAGAAGCAGAAGGGAAGAAACCATATCAGGCAGCATCTAATATGCAAGCAAGTGATGATGATGAGAACAGTTATCAGATACGACGTTCCCTTGCAAATGCTTTCTCTTCCCTCAAGAGTCTTTTAGGGGAATATCTCTACGAAGATAGAAGTACGAGTAACAATCGTATGATTAGCGAAATTGATAATAATGGGCAATTGACTTTAGCTTTTAAGTTACCTTCAAATTACAATAACGCTTCTGCGGATAGCCTTGGCAATGGCATACACTCTTATTTGGTTGATATGACACTTGCTGATTGGTTTGCTATTACCAACAAAGAAGACGCAGAGGTGTATGCAGGTCATTCAACAGTTAGCCTTGAGAATGTAAAGCGTGCGCTATATAAGCGGAGTCGACCAACACGCCCAACCTATTAAGTAAAGACGCTTATGAATTGTTGTAAACAGTATGAATCAGAACAGCAAAAAAAAGTTGTAACGCTGACTTTCAAACGCAAGGAACTGCTATATGACGCCAGCAACTATTCTTTTGTTGAGGCTGATATTATGCCACAAGATACAGAACACGCCAAGCATCAAGTATTTGACATAGTTCAAGACGGCAATATAGATCGTGTTACCCGCATTCTTAACTTAGCCCATGCAGAATGCGTGGAATTACTATACCCATACGCAAAAGAAGAATTACCAGACACAGAAGAAGTGCTTGATGATGTCTTGAAAGAGCCAGATACATACACTATTAAACTTACGCTTCCTTATAACTTTTCAATGACTACTATTAAGATGTTAGAAGAGTACATACATGAGTTTCTTGTGTGTAGTGTCCTGTCAGATTGGTTGAGTATAACATTTCCACAAAGTGCAGAGCGTTGGGAAAGTAAATTGAGAGATACAAAAATAAAGATACGCACATCTCTTATGTCGAGAATGGGTAAAGTCAGGAGGAAGTTAAAACCATGGTAATAAACAAGGGCAGCGCTACATCACGTAGAACTGCCCTTTTGTTAAAAATCAATCTTAACCTATAAACTAAAAACCTAAACTATCTCGGCTGGTTGGTTAATCGCGGTGTGAATTGCACCGAGCAACCAGTAATTCCTTCATTATTTGAAAGATTAGCAAGTAGCACTATACGAATGTATTTATAAGGTGTTCCCCTAAACCCACGTAAGTAATGGTCTATAGATGACCATACAGGAACCCAGTTATATAAATCATTAGAGGCATAGAGAATAGACTTCACATGTCCTTTCTTAAACACGCCACGCTGTATGATGGTATCAACAGACTTATGAATGTCATAAGCATCAAGTTTTATTGGGCGTGACACAACAATACTTTTATAAACCTCGTCAGTCTCATCAGAGAAATTAACAAGGCTGCCATCATTAAGTACAGCAAGTGCATCAGGGTAGGAGTTTACATTGTCAGCAATATTGGATTGCATCATTCCCCATTGCTTTGACTTTAGTGAGAATATATAAGCATAATTGCAATTATATTCTTTGTTAGTGTTGTAAGCGATGATTCGTTGATGCTCATAGTCATATATCATTCGACAATCACGAGCAAAGTCCATGAAAGGTAATATCCTTAGAGTACCTTTCGACAAGTCTGCATGTTCTAAGATTTTATCAATCTTAGGTAACACAGTTATTGGTACAGCGTTCTCTCCATTGAGAACGTCAGAGATACACATTGCTTGTGAACCTTGCAAGAGCATAATACCTCTATCAGTTGTAAATAGAACAGCAGAATCAATTTGCGTGATACTTTTCGATGATAGACACACGTCACGTGTGATAGGCTGTTTGGCAGAGTAGCCCCCAGTAGAGTTTACCTCCAATGCCCATACGCCCTCATCTGTGAAAGCATAGAGAGGGAACTGCCCAAACTGTCCTTCGCTAAGAGCTTTTGCAGCTGTAGCAATTCCCAATATCCTACCTGTACCTATTGTGTTAATCCCAGTAACAGGGAAGAAGAAAGGATTATTTATTTCAGAGGTATATATCTTGTTAGGAACGTCTATAATGTTCTCAAGCTTTGTCGGAGGTTCGGTATGTGTTGTGTTTTGCTTTCTTATAAGTTCGTAATCGATGACACCATACGCACCATTAAGGAAGTCGTGTGGTTTAAGCTTCACTTCGTACGTATCAATACCTGCGTGTATACGCATCATTGTCGCATGAGTATTAGGATAAAAGACGTAACAACCCCATGAAGTTGGAGCAAAGTCACCATTAGTGTACATACTTGACACAAAAGGAGCGAGGTGTGAGCTAACATAGCTATTCACAATATATCTCTCACCACCTTCCTCTATCATAGTCTGTATAGATATGTCACGATAATCTAATGAACCAAAGTCCAAAAGGACTTTACCATCTTTTTTCAATTCCCAACTTGCTTCACTATTATTAGCATATGAGAACATGGAACCAGCCATAAACCCCTGAAACAACTCACGACGTATACCAGACAGGTTTATACGTCCATTATATGTCTGTGAGTATTTTGCTGTAATTCGGTCATGTGACAAGTAATCGTCTGTCATTGTTTCTCTTGTAGTCAGCGACTGAAGATACTCTTTGTTAACAACAATATCTTTGCGTTCACTTGTAGAGAGTTCGTTAATACTGATAGATTTAAGAAAATAGAAATTCTGTACATTCTCCAGCATCTCTCTATTCTTATCATCCGTATGCTCTGGTAGACTAATAGTTGTTTTTGGATATGTTGAATCCTTAGAGAAGAAAAGCGTATAAAGCTTGCTGTATTTCCACTCGACATAATATTTACCCAAAGGATTCTCACGTCCTCCAGGCGTACCACTTGTTAGGTCTGTTCCATTAACAGAGATAGGCAATAATGCTGTGTCTTCTGCTCTTTTTCTGACAGGTACGTTTATGAGACCTGCTCTTTCTATGGTCATTTCATCTGAAAATCTTGAGATATCCAGTGCGCCAATAAATTTAGTATCAAGATTATCCGTGTCTGCAAAAGATTTGCAGTTACCACTTTGGTCGTAGGTATATATTGGCTTAGATATAAATACATCAACAGACTTGATAATGTCTTTCCAATCATTCATTCGAAGATGTGAGTTTTCTCCGTCTGGTAGAAGCTGATAATCTATTCCTGCCGAAACAAGCATGATGTCACATTCAGCCTCTGTATATCCTTCTTTGCCACTTACTCTATTCCAGAAGACAACTGGAGCAGTCTTTGTGGATGGATTCATAAGTATTGGCGCAGAATGACACACTAAAGAGCCGTCATATAATCTTAAGGCATAACGAACAAAGAAGGGTAGGGCAAATCGTCCTTCCTTGATGGTCTGATCAGCAAGAAACTTGTTTACCTTCGCCATAATCTGTGAAGTAATTTTTTTCTGATTATCTTCTGTCCACACTTCATATAATCTACTTTCATCTATCCTTTCAAAGTTCACATTAAAGGTAGAGTGACTCTCATCAGAGAGAGAGTATACGCGAGGTTTACCTCTTAAACCGAAAGATAGTTGTAGATTTGGCACATGATTTCCAAGCATAACATATTGTCCCTGCTTCCATAGGAAATAGATAATATACTCTTCTGTAAAGAGTAGTAAGGTGTTTCCAATGGCGTTCACATGAGAAAGCGAACGATAGGCACCAAGAGAAACTGCCCTTTCAAAAAGTTTCTCATTAGCATTTAGAACATATAATTCAAATGTTTTGATATCCTGTATAATATAATTAGAAAAGGATATCGTTTTATGAATGTAGATAACTTTTTTATTCTCTCCAAGCTGGAGTAATAATTTAGGAGCCGACACAGGTTTTAACGCACCATCTTCTGGAACGAGGTTCAACAGCATTGCAGAGTCTCCATCTTGACAAGTATTGTCAGGTGGGACGGTCGATAGTCCGTTATACTTTATCTCTTTATTCATGTTTAGACGGCTTTTCAATCTGATAATATAGTTTGTTGTTAGTTTCTTTTACTGAGACCGACAACTTGCATTTGCTTTCAGCAGGTAAGTTGTAATCATAAAGGATACGTCCAACAGACGGATTGAGTGTTTCGAAACCTATACACTTGTACTTCTCGTTGTATTGTATATCACAAATCTGTGTAGGCTTCTCAATATTTGGATTAAGCATAAAAGCAAACAATCCACTGTCAGACACACGAAATACGAATACAACGGCTTTATCAGCCGTATCCGAATACTTACGGATATGGCTGAAAAGCTTCTTAGATAGTGTTACAGAATTGTCTGCAGGGTCTAAGATTACATATAACCTAAGCGACCAATACCAGTTCTGTATCTTTTTGAGAATATTCATCATTTTGCAAATATATTACACGTAAAGGTTATGTGCGGTTTATCTTTTAATACTCTTTGCGGGAGCGGAACGATATTGTTTCAATAAAGATGAAAGACCGTGTCGTCTCTAATCCGTCACGATGTTTATCTGCTTCTTCTTTGCTGGTGAATATGTACGAACAAATTTCTGTTTTGTCTGTTCCTTTTGTTGCTACTATGTTAGCATAATACTTGCGCCCAAATAGGAACGCAATCACTTCTTTTAATACTGTTGTTTGCATAATCTTATTTTTATTTATAATTAAACTTTGTGGTAGGGTTGCAAATCTTTTGCTTCTTCCTCCCACATATCACCCTCGTTCCCCTCGAAATCAAGGGAAACTGTTCCGTTGCTCAAGTCGGCAAGAGTTGAGTAAAGCCCAACGACTGTCATAGGGAATCCGTCTTCTTTATTGCAGACTTTATCGCCAATCTTTATATCTTTAATGTTCATGTCTTATTATCCCCTTTCAGTTCTGCGATTAGCGCATCGGCAAGTATTACAGAATACGTCGCAACATCTTTGAAACTTGGGTTCGGATTAACTCCTTCCGAAATAGGTGCTGTCAAAATGCTATTCATTGCGTTTTTTGCAATATCGTACCTGCGCTGCTCCCAGTCAATATCAGACCCCATGAAATCAATTTCACTCTTATGATAACTTTCTTGTTTATCCTCGCACCACCAATAATTTTCGTCAACGGCAGGGTTAGGGTGAGCTTTTAACTTTACATCTACTACCTCGCCCGTATATTTCACTTTTGCCTTCATATCTTATTCTCCTATTTCCTCGTGATACTTACACAATACTTCTTTCACACGCCTTGCGGCTTCTTCTGTTTGCTCTTGAGTGCGGAAGTAGTTGTATATTTCCCATAAGTAATCTACAGATGCAGGGGTACCCTTGCTGGCTATACTCTCGTCTTGATGTAGATTCAGGAAGTAGACTGTTTCTCCTTCTTTTGCTTTCCACCGATTCAATTCTACACACTTCTTTTCTGCGTTCCACAGCCATCCTTTCTCTTTCATCTTGTCAAATAGTTGACGTTTCTCTTCTTCGGTGGCAAAACGAGCGTTTGCAAGCCTACTCCTATAGAAGAACCACGTCCTGCGAATCTTTCCATCAGGATACAAACAGACGTGATGCCAACAGCGATCCTCAGTAGTATTAAAGAAAATGAAAGGGCATTCCACATCATCTATAACCACAACAAGCACATCCCCGTCCTTGAACTTCTGCGCTTGTTCTATTTCTACACTCTCACTCTTAACGATTGCCTTGCAACCCTCAGGAATGGTGATTGAATCACCGCATTTTAATTTAACTTTCATGTTTATTTTGTTTTATATATTTTCTCTATAGCTTTAAATATCTCAAACGCAACTTGTGGTACCCAAGCATTTCCTAACGCTTCAATGCTTTTACTTCGCCACTTTGCGAAAGAAATGGTAAGGTCAGCCATTCTAAAGGGTAGCCCATCATCTCTGTTACAAATAGGGGATTGAGTTGGGAAGCATCGGAAGTCGGGCTTGTCAATTCTGCAATTTTGTCGGTCAGATTGAATTTGTTCCTGTTTACCGAACAGTTCCCGCGCACTTCTTGCGCCTTTGGCGTGGGCAACAACTCCAAATTCAGAAATTCCGTCTTTCCGTCCTTGTTGCACACTTTCATTCCTTGCGTTTGCGGAGTTGGCAACATCTTGCTCGCCGCAAGGTCTTTCAATGTTGCGGAAAACACTTGCCCGTTTCGAAGCCTTGTCCCTTTTGTAAGTTTGGCTGCCCCTCCCTGCCCCTCCCTGGCAATCGGTGTCGGTATTAAGTCTTGCAACAATCCATACCCTGTCTCTTCTGTGGGGTGCTCCGACGGCACAAGCCGGAATAACAATCGGCTGGACTGAATATCCTGCATGCTCAAGGTCTTCACAGATGGCATCAATAGTGAATTGCTGTTCTGTTCTGTATATGTAATTCTCTTCGAATAAATCATCCGTGCATCCCACTTTAATCGTCTTGCCGGGCTGTACCATTGAGAGGATTCCATTAACGTTTTCACCAACAACCCAAGTGGGCTGAATTTGCCGTATCGCTCGTAACATTTCGCCCCAGAGATAGCGGTTATCTTCCGCTCCCTTTCGCTTACCTGCAACACTGAATGGTTGACAAGGGAATCCTCCTGTGAGAATGTCAATGCGCCCTCTCCATTCGGTGAAATCTGTTTTTGTAATGTCTTCATAAGAAATACTATTAGGAAACCAATACTCTAAAACTTTCCGTTGAAACTCTTGTATTTCACAATGAAACACATTAGTCCAGCCCATCCACGAGGCAGCGAGTTCTGCTCCACCAATACCCGAAAAGAGGCTTGCGTGAGTATGTTCCATACGCTAATCAACTAATTTTACTACAGCATCATACTCATTCCATGAATTAAGCATGGGCATTAGGATAATGCGTATGTCATCGTTTAAAACAAATTCATTAGCTGTTATATCAGGGTTATGTGTTAACTTAACAGAGGTTATTCCAAGAAAATCCAGTGCAAACTTTAGTTTACTAATAACCCTTGCCCTAAAGTAAGCGTTACCAATATTTATAACGGCATTTTCATCTGTAATCTGCTTTCCTGTCTTCTTGGTTCTTTCAGGTTCAATTTCTCCAGTACCATCACATACTGGGCAATCAGATTCATGTTCGTGTGTATGTCCGTGAATATCCATATACTCCCAAGTAACATAGCCACTTCCGTTGCAGTCTTCGCACTCAACTGAATCTTGTATAACGATTTCTTCCTCAATTTTAGGACACTCATCCAATGCTTGATTTACAGCCTCTAAAGTGATTTTCTTATTGCAAGGGCTCTCTAACTTTGGAAAAGCTAACTTCTTTTTTGGATATTCATTAGTAAGAACTTTTGGATTTATCCGAATAAGGACAACTCCATCAGAACTCCAAACCTCATTGTAATTCGTGTTGAAAAAAGGTTCAGTAAGTATCTCTTTTATGTGGGTTTTATCACAGAACTTATTTAGCAGTTCCGCTTCATTCTTTATCTTCA